GACAGAAATTTTAAGTTTCTCGCGGAAATTCACGGGTTTACCCTCACGCGCAGGGCGTAATCGTCAATGGTGAGGTTTTCTACCCCTGTTGCTGTGTAGTGTTCAATCATCCCGTGTTTCTCCTGTCCTGTCTTGTATGAGTGGCAAGGCCCGCAAAGGCTTTGGAAGATGTTGTGAAGGAAGGCGTGTTTGCCCACTTGTCTCCAAGGGAACACGTGGTCAACGTGCTTTGCAACCTCAACCCTTCCCCTGCTTAGGCATCCTTGGCACAACGGCTGAATGCTCAACTGTCTCTGTCTTACGCTTCGCCATGCTGGCGTTTGGTAAATGCTGTCTGTCTCCCTTGGTGCGTAGTTTCTGCCGCCGTGTTCAGGACAAAAGCTGTTCAGCTTGGTCTTGGGGTTCGGGCATCCAAGGCTTTGGCACTTGTTGTACACGGGAGTTGAAGGCATAGGTCAATCCCAATGGTTGGCAAAGGCTTTGAGGGGGTAGAACACAAGGCTGTTCCTGTATCCCCCCTCTTTGGTGGGCACGATAGGCGTCACCCCGTGGACGTTGCGCCATGCGGGGTAAACAAGCATCGAATTGTCGCGGCTGTCCATCGTGGCCCCGTAATCCGGCACAGTCGTGTTTCCGCCTCTGGCGTTGTGCTTCTTGGCGATGATGACGTTGGCGCATCCCTCAAGGTTGCCCGCATCCCGGTGGAATGACGCGCTGATGTTGAAGTTGCTGATGCTGCTGGTGAACAATTCCCCAAAACGGTATTTGGGTGGGATTTTTTCCTCAATGATGGCTTTCTGTTTGTCATATAGGGCAGGGGCAATGTCTTTGATGACCCGGGCAGATTCCTCTGCGGCCAACAGCATTGCCTTAATGAAGGTCTGAGCGGACGCCACTTGGTGAACGCTGCTGATTGAGGGGTATGGCCGCTTCATGTGGGGCCGTGGCGGGACGCTTCCCAAGATGGTGCTGAACTGCTGGACGCGCTCGGTCAACCCTTGTTCGCCACTGGTGCGATTCATCATGCTCTTGGGGACGCGCTCTGACAGGAACTCGGCATTGGCAACGTCAATCAGCTTGCGCAGTCTGAGCGGGATTTCCTGCAAATAAAACCCAATCGGCTCCCCGTTGACGGTGAACACGGTGTTTTCGGTGATGTTGGGCTGAATCTCCCCGCAAACGTCCCCCACCTTGACGCTGTGTTCAATTTTGACCAGTTCAATGTGTCTCATGCTTTGGCTTCCTTCAGGAATTTCTGTTGGTAGTTTGTTCTGCGGAATTCGTACAGGACTGACCAATCCACGCCCACGGGCACGTTTTTTTTCATTGCCTCAATTTCCTGCCTCATGCGCTCAATGTAGTAGCCCACGAACCGCTTGCCCAGCTTGACCTTTTTGTAGGCGCACAGGGTTGTCTCGATGTTGAACAGGTTTTTGTGGCGAATTGCCATGCCGTCAATGCGTTGCTGAATGTCGTTGAACCCGTCATCCAGCGCGTCATAGTCGTGCACCGTCAGTTCCTTGTCCACGAAATGGGTGAACAGGTCTTTGCGGCCCAATGCCAAAGCCAACCCGTTGCGGCAGCTTTCGGCTTCGCGCAGGGCCAGCGTGTGCGGAATCATTGGCGTGTCAGTAAGCACCGACACCAGTTCAAGGTAAATGAACATGGTGAATCGGCCAAAGTAGTGGATGTTGTTTAGCCGCCCGTAGGCTTTCACGTAGGTTTCCACAGGGTTATCCACACGAAACCCACTGAAATACTCTTGCTGGCTTGGCCCAACAATGTCCCGGTATGAACGGAAGGCGTTGACAAACTCGTTGTTGCTTCGGACGCGGGCACGGTCAGTCTGGAAGACAAGACGGTTTCTGTTGGCGTCCCACCAGCGTTGAAGCCGGTTCACATCCACGTTTTCATAGTCAGGAAATTCGTTGTAAATGTAGAACACCGTGGGTGCGCAATAGCACGTCCCAAACAGGAACGCCAACCAATATCGCTGTTCCATGCTGAGTTCATAGCGGTCTGCGATGTAGCTCAGGCAGTCATTTTGGGGGTCAATATCCCCGGCAAGGCTGCTTGCCCGGTGAAATGTCAGGTACTCGGTCACGCTGTCCATTCGTGCACCTCATACGGGTTCATTTGCGCGGGTTCCATCCGGCAACGCCTCAAAATGTCGGCAGTAGAACCAATGAAGGTTGCGCCGTAACGCGTGCCCCTGTACCCGGGCCTGCCCTCATTGCGAAAAAACGCAAGGCGGTGCGAATTGAGTGTCAGGCCACTGAAAGTCACTTTGGACTTGAGCAGCTTCATCCGGTCTTTGGCTTGTAGCATGATTTCACCGTCATTGTCGGAACTCATGCTGATGCGGTGGGCCGCTTCCATTTCCGCCTTGGTTCTCATGTCAATCACGCCGTTGAACACCAAATACTCGTCACCGTGGCGCAGGGGTTGGTTGTTGAGGTGGTTGCGGTAATCCCCGCTGGTGCTGTAACGGCAGTGCCCAATCAGCATTGTTGGCGTCTTGATGCTATCCAACAGGGGCTTGAGGGTGTTGCTCTTGTATTCAATCACCGCGCCGTCCTGAATGGCCGCATAGCCGTAGGCGTGCATGCCGCGTATTTTGGACTCAATAAAAAGCTGCTTGAGCGTGTCAATCGCTTCCTTGGAGGGCTCAGGGCAGACAAATCCTATGATGGCGCACATATTTCCCTCAGTTCCGCTTGAACTTCCTCAATGCCGCGGTTGTTGTCAACGATGTGCAGCTTGAAGGGGTAGTATTTTTTCATGACCGGCAGCTTTTTGATGAAGCTGTAATGGGCCTTGAATTTGTTGACGTTGTATTCAGCCGCCCCCCGGTGAATCGTCCGGGTCTTGACGGTTTCTGGCAGTGAATGAAGCACGATGACCTCAAGGCTCGTGAGGCGTGTCAGCCGCACCATCATTGGCTCGGTCTGGAAGATGCAACCGTGAATCACCATGTCGGTCTTGCTGGCCTTGACCTCATCCACAAGCTGTTGAACGCTTCGGATGGCATCAAGGCCCAATTTGCCGCCGATGTAGTTGAATTGCGGGTATGTCTGTTCAAGCAGGTTCGCTTGGGTGGTTTTCCCGCAACCGTGATAGCCCACCAGATAAAAACATCTCACGCAGACAGCTTTTCTTTTTGACTGCGTAAATGGTTGATGAGCATCAGCCCAATGTAGCCGCCTTGCTCACGCCACCACTTCACCAGTTCCTGCGCTTCGCCATAGTGCTCAGGCTCAAATTCAATCTGAATGGCCTTGCGAACCCCTTTGCTCATCTCGTCAAGCTGGTCGTCAATTTCCTCATCTTCCAACACGGAATAATCCACGTCAGCGGACTTCAGTTCAGACGGGTCAAAGGCCAGCAGGTCAATGTCAAAACCCGCATCACGCAGGTCTTGAATCTCCAACTCCAACAGTTGCTCATCCCAACCGCTGTTCAGGGCCAGCTTGTTGTCCGCGATGATGTAAGCCTTCTTTTGGCTTTCCGTCATGTGCCCCAAGTCAATGGTGGGGACTTCTGACAGGCCCAACAGAACCGATGCTTGCCAGCGTCCGTGCCCGGCAATGATGCCGTTTTCGCCGTCCAGCAGGATGGGCTGAGTGAACCCGAACTCACGGATGGATGACGCGATTTGCGCCACCTGAGCATCGCTGTGAGTGCGGGCGTTGCGGGCATAGGGCAACAGGTTGCTGACCTTGCGGTAAACGATTTTCAGCTTGTCTTGTTTTGTCATGTTGTCTCCGTTCAGGACAGTTCGCGCAGTTGATAAATGGTTTGGCTCGTCAGCAACCGGATTTCATCCACTGAGTTTTGAAGCCACGATTCAATCGGGAAGCCGGTGGCAGTGCGCTTGGTGTCAATCTCAAGGGCAAGGGCAAGGAAGTATTCCAGCGGCTCCACTGTTGGGAATTTGTACCCGTCAATGACGCTGTGCAACTTGCCATATTGCCCCTGAAAGCCCTCAACAAACTGGTCAACCAGCGGGATGATTCCCTCATAGAAAAAATCCAGTGCCTCATGGTCGCTTCGGCTTTGCGTCATCCAGTGCTTCAACTGCGCTGTTGTGCGGGCATGAAGCAAGCACATGACAAATTCCATCAGAGGGTCGCTGTTTGGCTGTTGGGCCGCTTCTGAGGATTCAACTTTTGCAACAAATTTCACCATGACGGTTCCTTTCAGGATTTGCCCATTGTAAGTTGTCTTATGGTGTCGTTCAACACGCTCAACTCTGTTTTTTTCAACACGTTCCAAATTGACCTGCGGCCGTGAATGCCGTTGTGGGAACCTTGGTGGCAGTCTTTGCACAGCGGGATGCAAAGGAACTGCATGTGCTGTTCAACGTGGTGGGCGTCCGATGGGCCTGACGCGCCGCACACGCCGCACGGCATCTCTTTGATAACCGCAAGATGTCTTCTGTCTGATGCGCTGAGTTTGTTGTTCATGTGATGTTCACCACTCGGTGTCCGTTTGACCTGATGTAATCGTTGGTTTTTTTAATCATGCGCTCATACTCCGCCCGCGTGATGCTTGAGCGTTGAATGTCGTGGAATTCGTACACCTCACGCGCAAGCTGCAAGCCTCGCCCTGTAAATCCCATTTTTTGGGTCTTTTCATATCGCTCCGCCATGCCCGCAAGTTCCTCATTGAACGCTTCACAGGCTGGCAAGGCTTCCGGGCCAATTCCGTTTTCCGCCATTCGCTCACAAATGTTGAGCATGTCGGCCAACAGCCGGTATTCCCACAGCGTCCCGCTTCCCTTGGTGATGGATTCAATCGCGCTCAGTTCGCCAAAGCGCAGTCTGTTCAACGATTCCTCATCAACCATTGACGCGCCCATGAGGGCAACCAACACGGGGTTTGTGTTTTCGCTGGCGTAAATTTTCCGTCTGGTTCTTTTTTTCATCTGTGTGAACTCACGGTCATGCGCTCGGTTGCTTGCCGGGTGCGCCATATCTCAATCTCAAGGCGGGCCGCTTCCAACTGCCAGCGCAGTGTTTCCTCATCCTCAATCGCCACGGCCAAGCCTTGAAGCAACTGCCGGTATTCCTTGTCAGCGTATGCCTCCCGCTCTTGCGCGTTGGCCGCTTCAATGCCGCGCATCAAGGCGTCTTTCATCAACAAGGCTTTTTTGCTCTTGCGAAATTCCTCAAGGTGTACACGCCGCCCTTTGGCGTTGCCGTATGCGGCCGCATTTTCTCGGATGAACTCTGCGGCTTTGTCTGGTAGGTCTGTCATGTCTTGTCCTTTGCAAGTCTGCGGTATCTGGCAATGTTGTTTTTCAGTGCCCGGGGGTCTTTGGCGTTGACCGTGATGATTTGGGCCTGTGGAAATTCCTTGAACCGGGCGCACCAGTGTGAACCGGCTCGGTGTTCAAGTTGCTCAACGTGAAACCCGTGGGCCTCATACGTCTTGATTTGCTTGTGAAGGACTTTGGGCACATTCATAAAACACCTATGACTTTCAGTGCGTCTTCAGGGCTGTACACCACGGACAGTGAGCCGCCCGTCCACTGGTTGTGCCAAACAACTTGGTCTGGCGTCAAGCGGGTTTCACTTGGGGGCTTCTTGCCGTCTTTGACTTCCATCAGGCACGTCCGCCCTCTGAACCCAACAAGCAAATCCGGGCAACCGTTGCCCATGGCCGCAAGGGAATGAACCGTTGCGCCCACTTGCCTCAACACCTCAATTACGGCGGTCTGATTCGCGTCTGTTCGTGCTGCGCGTCTCATTCATCAACCTTTTGAGGTTTTCCAAGGCTGGCTTGCCCCGTCTTTTTTCAATGTCGCGGCAAATGTCATCCCACCACCCCCGCG